GCTGGAATTTAGTTCCTGAATGCAAGCGAAGAGATTTTAATAATCACGTTGTACTAGAAGTAACAGGTGATGACAATATTTATACTGTTCATAATGATGTTAAACATCTATTTAATGAATTAACCATACCTGTTCTCATGAAGAGGTTTGGTCTAACAATGACTCTTGATACCAAAGGAGGAGCTGAGAAATCTTGGCGTAATCTTTCAGAAGTCACGTATTTGAAACGTGGATTCAGAAAATCCCACTATGGTGTAGGTTATGCTGCACCACTTGATTTTGATTCAATGTCTAACACTATTATGTGGACTAGAAAGAAATTAAGCACCAGTATATCTATAGAAAGAGTTGAAGGCTATGTTCAAGAGCTTGCCCAATATCCTCCAGAATTCTTTAATCAGAAACGCGAGGATTTGATTAAGTCAATTAGGGAATATGCACCAGAATTAAATTCTGCTAATATACGACAGAGTCAATGGCAAATATTTGCATCATTGTACACTGATATCCCAGAATTGTAAATAGAATCCTTTCAACCCCCTCCCGTATAATCAGGGAGATTAATAATATGATTATCGTAATTTATGACGTTCATAAATAATCAACCATGTACCTTTCCTTTTCGATCCTTGTTATTTTATACAATATCTACATGCGCAAGCAGAAAGAATAACACTGCGTAAGGAATTAAAAGCCTGGGCTATTTAGTCTTACTTCCAGGATGGGCTGTGTCTGACCACATTATCCAGGAAAATGTAGTACGAATTTTTGATCTAGGTTAATCAATTATTCTAAATTACCAACCTCCCGCCAATACTACAAATATGGGTTCTACCGAGCTACCTTTAAATGCCGGTACAGCACCTGACATCAGTACTGAGGCCCCACCTGGGCCTGAAATGATGTCCTCCACTGCATTCATCTCTGATGCTGATGTTGTTGTTTCTGAAATGCCAAAGCCAAAATCTTTGAGCGAACAGTATCTTCAACATAATCATTCAGTGACTGATGCAAATATCTTAACATATCTAGGTAAACCTGTCCGCTTAGCTGCTGGATTATTGGATTCTGCTGATACAGCTACAACCTTCCCAGGTTATGCTGTGCCACACAATATTCTCAATAGACCATTATTTTTATCGAAATTGAAAGGTTTCTTTGGCTTTAGAGCAACAACTGTGTTAACAGTTCACATTAATGCCACTCGCTTTCAACAAGGTAGATATATGCTAACTTGGGTTCCTTTAGGTGGGACTACGAGTGATCTAGGATCACCTGGTCAACAATGGGTTGATATGCACTCAGCAACACTAACTCAAAGAACAACTTTGCCTCGTGTCGAGTTCGATCTTAATTGTGATACCAGTGCTGAGCTGAGAATTCCCTTTGCATCTACTCAAGATTACTTTCCTTTATCTGCCTTAAATGGCACTTTATTAGAAGGTTCCTGGGGACATGCACGTATTTTTCCTTACTCACCTTTAAATGCAGTTGCAGGATCAACTTCCTGTGCTTATACTTTATGGGCTCATTTTGAAGATATCGAATTGATTGGTCCTTCAGTACCTCAAGGTGCTGTGTTCCAGTCTGCTGTATCTTCATCTCGTAAGAAGAAGAAGAATCTCTCTCAAGCTGAAGCCAAATCTCAAGATGTGGGGCCTGTCGAAAGCATGGCTCTCAAAATCGGAAAAGCAGCTCAATTTTTGACACCTATTCCTGTTATTGGAGCTTTTGCTTCTCAAGTACCCTGGGTAACTGATATAGTTGCTAATGTTGCTTCCGTTTTCGGATGGAGTAGACCTATTAATTTACACCATGTTATGCGTAACCACATCGCAAATATGCCATATTCTACTAATATTAACGCTGTTGATAATAGTTTTCCACTTTCCCTTGATGTTAAAAATCAAGTTGGTGTTATGCCAGGATTTAGTGGAACCGACACTGATGAGATGGATATTACTTATCTTGCTCAAATTCCTTTCTGGAATTACACAGCAGAATGGACTACTCTCCAAATTGAAGGTACACCACTCATCGAGCCATTAGTAGCACCGTTTGATAATATAAAAACTCAAACTTATGGAGTATTAACAGCCAATCATTACGGACCATGTCAATATTTGACTGATAAGTTCGCTTATTGGCGAGGTTCTATGCGCTACAGATTAAAATTCGTGAAAACAGAATTTCATTCTGGACGTTTAGCTATCTCCTTTACTCCGTACTCTTCTATGGCAACTAGAGTACCTACAGCCTCTTTAGCAGATACTGATTACACTTACAGAGATGTTATTGATATTCGTGAAACCAACGAGTATGAATTCACTGTTCCTTATGTTAGTGAAACTCCTTATTTAATGAATAAAGCTGGAGCTGAAATGGGTCAAATATCTATAAGAGTTATTGATCCATTAGTGGCTCCTGATACAGTTGCTTCATCAGTAGAGATCCTGATTGAAATGTCAATGGGACCAGACGCTGAATTTGCTTTACTTAACAACAGACCAAAATGTGTCGTAAATCCGATCGTTTATCAATCTGCTGTTGAGTCAAATTCATGTGCTCTAGGTTCCAAGATGATTGGCGATTCAACTCACGGTGTTTTTCAAACTGAAACAGCTCAGGCTGCAATAGGTGAGAAAATCATTAGTTTTAGAGCATTATTGAAGAAGTTCACTCCTATTTTGGACAGATCTTCTATCTATACTCCAGCTCGTTATCTCTCAGTTCATTCTCACGCTTTTGCGGTTACTGATTATACAGCCGGAGGTCCAGCATTATGGGTACCACGTCAACTCAATGATTTATTGGGTGAACTCACATCCTTTTATGCTTTCTCTCGTGGGTCCGTTAGATTAAAATATGATCCAGGTGTTAATTCGTCGAAGTCAGTAATGGCTTTTATTGATTACACACAATTAGCATATGATGATAACGCTTCTGCAGTAGTTCAAAGATCCTCAAACACGATAGGTAATACTATCGAAGATCCAGCTACTCATGCAAGTATATCGACTTATGTTATTAGTCCTTACGGGACTAACACCCTTGAGGTGCAGACACCTCAATACACACTTCTTCAC